GTTGCTGTTTGGGCTGGGGACGTACCGGCATACTTGCGGTCGATAAAGTCCAGAGCGATCTCGTCGGGGACGCCCTTGGCCCGCAGAGCTTCCAGCTCGCTGGTCCTGGCGTTTTCGAGAATCGCGCCCAAAAAGGCTTCTCCGCTGTCGTACTTCATGGCGCGGGCGAGGCCGGACAGTTGGTCCTGAAGGGCCTGTGCACTGTCAAGCCGCTGCTTGTAGCGGTCCACGCTGCGCGCTTTCTGGAGCAGTTCCGGCAGGTCTGCGTCATCGATCTCCTCCTCACGATCTTCGTGATCGAACTGGTATCGAACGCGGCGCTTGGTGCTCGGCGTAGCCACATCGCTGCCCGTGGCGGGGGCGGCATCGGGGTCATTGCCGGTTTCAGCGGGGTCGTTCCCCTCGGGCTGCTCTATGGCGGGAGCGCCTTCGGTTTCCGTGTCCGTCTGAGTTCCGTCGCCATCTCCCGTCGGTTCGTCTGCGGGTGCGCTTCCCGCGTTCGTACCGCCGGTCCATGCGTCGGGGTTGAAGAAGTCATCACCTTCTGCGTAGCCGTCCGGCATCAGGGTGTCGTCTTCCTCAGTCGGGACTTCCTGCTGATAGATGTCAGTGTCTTCGTTCATTGCTGCTTACTCCTTTCTCCCGTGGCGGGGGAGACAATGTATTCACAAACCGCGATTGCGGATTGCGTCTGTGTTTGAAGCGGCAAGCCATGATTTTTTCCCAGTTGTCCGCTTCGTGCTACGCCCACAACCCACGACGAGATGCGGAGCATCTGCGTAGCTCCCGCGCCGCATCTCGTTAAGTTCTTATTGGGGTTTCATGCCGGCCAGCCGTTTAAGGCTGTTCTGCGCCGTGGGCGGGAGGTTTCCGAAATCCTCCTGCACACCCTCCGGCATCAGGCTCATGGCGCGCCCGGTGTCGAGCGGACCGCCCATAGCGGGTAGCGCCTTGGAGCTGGGCCCGCCGAGGCCCGCCTGCGGCTTCGCCGGAACGGCGACGTTGCTGGCAGCCAGCGGATTATTTGCGCCGACGGGAGCTCCGCCGGTCTGATCCGCCATCTGGACGTTCTCCTCCGGTACGCCCATCATCTGCCGCATCTTGTCGATGAGCTCCTGACGGCGCGGGAGCAGCTTGTCGGGCAGGCGCTCCAGGTAGTCGATCACGTCGAGAGTGCCGTCCTTCCGCAGGTTGTCGAGCGTCTGGACCATGGCGATCTCGCTGTAGTAGGTCGTCGCGCCGGCGTCCACGGAGAGGTTGAACCACAGGTGCTTGAACTGGTCGAAGTCAAAGTCCTCCAGCGCCTTGTGCTTCACGGTCTGCATCTTCATCATGCCGGTCATGGGGTCCAGCACCGGCTGGCCCGCCGGATCGAGCACGGGCTCCTGGAAGCTCCGTTCCACGACGATGGGGCGCTGATGGTAATAGGTCCCCATCATGTCGAGGAGGATGCGCCCGATGTCCTCGATCCACTCGTTCTTGTTCGCGCGGATGTTCTCCAGCGGAACCTCGGAAGTAGACTGCAAGACCATGAGGGCCGAGGTGTTGTCCGGCTTGACGTTACCCATCTGGGCGTCCGTCGCGCCGAGGCACTCCTTGGTGTACTGCATGGTCTTGTCGAGGGTCGTAATGATCTGGTTGCTCATGTCCGCCGGCTGGAGGTTATAGGCGACCTGCTGGATGCTCTGGTTCGGCTGCATCCCGTGGACGGCGATCTGCTCGCCGGGCTCGTTGCTCCACTCCCGGATGAGGTCTCCGTTGAACACGGTCTTGGGGAAGCCGAGGAGCTGCAAATGCCGCATAACCGTGGCGAACATGGTATTGAGGAAAATCTGGTTGGGGACCACGCCCGTGACGAGCGCGCGTCCGTGGTACTGGTTCTTCTGCTTCTCCCAGTTGCCCCATGCGACGGGGTACAGGGAAAGGCCGGTGTCGATGTCTTCGTAGATCACACAGGTCTTGGTGGCCTTCGTGACATAGACCGTGGTGACGCTCTGGCGGACCTTCTGGGTTTCCCATACCGGGTTGCCCTGCGGGTCGAACAGCGGGGCGCCCTTCTTATCCTTCATCTGGATGCGGTTACCGTCGGCGTCCACCTTGGGCTCGGTCATGTCCGCGCCGGTCACGGGGTCCTTCACGATCACGTCATGGGCGACCTTGGTGTAAAAGTAGGCATAGAGCGCCTTGCCGGTCTTATCGTCGGGCTCGATCTCGATCTTGCCGCCTACCGCCGCCATGTCCCAGGTATCGGCGTCCGGGATGATGTTGGCGTCAGTAATCATCGTCGCCTCGGTATGCTGATTGCTCGGGTGCTTCCTCCGGTAATACTCAGCCTCGGCTTTGAGGTGGTCCACGGTGTCGCGCCCGATAATCATCACGTAGGGCTGGCACTGAACATCCCGGGTGTTCGGGTTGCCGAACATCACGTCGATGCCGTCCACCAGCTCCATCTCGATCTCACCGCGATAGGGCCCATACGCGCCCCCGTAAGGGATGGCACGGGGGTTCCAGAAGAAGTGCCCGCAGTAGTCGCCGGTCACAGCGCCGTCGGTCAGCGCGTCCCTGATCTTGTATTCCATCTTGAACTTGTCGAACAGGTTGCGGACTTCGGCGGTGGCGTATGTGGCGGCATTGGTCTCCGGGTCGGCGATGTTCTCGCCGTCGTAGTAGGCCAGCGGTTCGAAGCTGATCGTCGTGCCGCTGGAACACAGCGACGCGATGAAAAGCTGCGAAATGCGCTTGATGATATTGAAAACCGGCTTGCTCAGTTTCCGCATGGCGCGGGTCTGAGGCAGGCCGATCCATTGGTTGCCCGTATAAAATTCCCAGTTGGTGTTGACGGTGCTGTACTGGTTCGGAACGAGGGAGTTGTTGTAGTTCCGCCCCGCTTCGTAATACCGCCACACCCACGTCAGGTCATTGTTTCGGTCATTCGGGTACAAGGCCGATCACCCCTTGTCGATGTCATAAAGGTCGTCCGGCTTCACCAGCCCGTAGGCCAGCTCCGGGCTGTAATTGGCGAGCTGTCCGAACGCCTGCGCGTCCTCCCGCTGTCGCCGTTTCTCCTGCTCGGAGAGCTCGATCTTCAGCGCGGCGGCTGTCTTGTCCGTATATCGGATGCGGAGATGCCAGCCCAGCCACACGCCGCCCGCGAACAGAACGATGGTGAACAGCATCCCGAGAACGCCGTAGATGAAATAGGTCATGTGAGTATCTCCTTGATTACGCGCCCCAACGCATAGTCGCTTGCGTAGCGGGTGCTTTTGTTTTCATGGAACGGATCGTCGCTGTCGTCATAGTGCAGCGTAGGCCGCGTCCCGGCCTCCTCCGGCTTCAAAAACGCCGTGATGCCGTGATGCAGAGAATGGAACGCAAACCAGTCCACCAGCCCAACGTAGCTGCCTGTACTGGCGGTCCACGTAGGGAAACGCAGCGCCGGCGCGTTGCCGGCCAGCGTCTTGACCTGGAACCGGACCAGCTTTCCGCCCAGCTCGGCGATAAGGTCGCTCTCCGGCTTGCAGAAGATCGGCGCGTACACGTGGAACCCTGCGGCTGCGAGCTGGGCCGCGACGGCAGCCTCGCCGGTCTGCCCGACGACGTTGCAATCGTCACTCATAGCTCGTCACCCGCCTTTGTACGGTACACATCGTAAAGCGTATCGTTGTCCAGGAACGCCCTTTCGGCGAACTGGCTCATGGCGATCTCCGGGTCCGGTGTCTTGTTCACCGGAATTCCGCTCGCCGATAAAAGAAACGCCAGCGCCTGCGAGGAGCTGTCCACCATGTCGTCATGCGCCCCTGCGGGAAACGCACTGAACTGGTCCATGTATGCCTCCAGCCACGGTGCGTTCTCCGGGAGAAACACATGGCCGGACTCGATTGCCGGGGAGATCGCATTGACGCGCGCCTCCTTGCCGCCTTTCGGATTGACCGGAATACAGAACATCTCGCGCTGGAGCACATCAATGATCGCCGTTCCGTTGGCCTTGTCTTCGATGAGTACCCGCTGCGCGTTGGGGTAGAGCGTTTGAGCCAGCCGGATCGCTTCAAGCGTCTGGCTGAATGTAAGGTGTCGGTTCAGACAGTATCGCAGATAGTAGTCGCTTCCGAGCTTGCCCCAAACCGTGATTGCCACATAGTCGGAGCTGTCGGTGCCTTTGAACGCCGCGTCCACGCTGATGACCTCCGTACCAAAATCGCGGATGGAGTCCTGACGGTAGTAGCGCCACCAGCTTCGGTCCACAAGGTTGCCGCCTTCCACGCGGGGCCTGCACATATACAGGGCTTCCCACGCTCGCGCTCCGCCCTGGGCGTCGTGGATGTAGCTCTCCTTGAACTGTTTGAGCCACGCATTGTCTTTTCCGAGCTCCGGGCACAGCGCATCGCCGATACGCCGCCCCAGCGGATCGTTCGCCTCCGCTTCCACAGGGAGCCGAATTTCGCTGATGTTTTTCTCAGAATTAAGAAGCCGTGCCGCGAGGTCGTCCTCGTGCCACGGCGTCATAATCAAAATGACCTTCGCGCCCGCCGCGAGACGGGACTTGATGGAGTTCTGCCATTCCTCCCAGAGCTTGTCCCGGATGGTCTGGCTGTTGGCCTCCTCGCGGTTCTTGATAGGGTCGTCAATGATGATGAGGTCTGCGGGGTTACCCGTGATGCCGGACATGATACCGCGAGAGATCATGCGCCCCTGCCGGTTGTCCAGCTCGAACTCCGTGCTGCGGTCAATGGCAAGCGAAACGCCGAACAGCGTCCCGCCGAACTGGCGGAGCTTGTCGGCGTTGCGGCGGCAGAACTTCTGCGCTGTGTCCTCGTTGTAGCTCGCCATGATGACCCGCTTTGTCGGGAACCGTCCGAGATACCAGCTCGGGAGGGTCTCGGAAAGCGTCATGGACTTGCCGTGCTGCGGCGGCGTCTTGACGACCAGGATGTCGTAGGCGTTGCCCGTATCGGTCGTCAGGAACTCCTGCACCCGATACGCGATGAAGTCGCTCATGCGGGTCTTCTTCCACATGGCGCCGTGAACGTAGGGGAGATACTGACGATAATCGCGCCGTGCCAGCTCTCTGCGGGCAAGCTCGGCGTGGATCAGATCGACTTCACTCATTTACCGTCCACTTCCGCCTTCATGTTTTCGAAGTAGTGCCGCACATCTCCGTTCCCGCCGCCGTCCACATACTCCTGCCCGGCCATGAGACGCTCGGACATCGGCATCTCGGTATTCATCACTGTGAGGCGCAAGAGGGCCTGGTATTGCAGCTTGTCGTGCTCCTCCAGCCGCTCCAATCGTTTGCCGTGGTCGGCCTGGTTCTTTTCGATGCGGTCGAGCTGCGCCTGGACGCCGGACTTTTTCGATTTTCTATTCTTGAATCCATCGAGCACATGGTTCACGATTGCCGTAAACGCAGATGTGCTGACGATGGCGATAAGGATCGTCGCCCAAAGCGGCATGACCGTTCACTCCCATTGTCCGATAATTCTCGGACAGCGGTTGGAAAATCAACCGCTGTCCGCAATTCTTTATTCTCCCTGTGCTTCGATCTCGATTTCCTGCGCCTCGCTGTCCGTGGTATGCACACCGTCGCCCTTGCGAACGAGGGAGAGCGTACCTGCCTCAACGTCGGAGAGGGCCTGGGTCGTACCGTCTGCGGTGAAGTCCGCCGTCGCCGCGCCGGATGCGACGTAGTGCGCGCCGTCCACCAGATCGGACAGAGTGCCGCTGGTCTCATCGACCCACGCGAAGGACGCCGTCGGGGTCTCCTCCGGGGTGCCCTCATACGCGGTGATCGTGATGGTCTGGGAATCGGACGCCAGAACGGTGCCGTGCTGCGGCAGTCGGATGTAGTAGGTGCCGGGATCGAGGTTCTCCATCGGGCCCGTGCAGTTCGTCCACGTGCTGTCGTCCGTGCTGTACTGGTGCGCGTCGGTGGTCGGGATGCTGCCCTTGCCGCCGATGACGCTCGGCTGGACCGGAGTGAGCGCCGGGGTGGTCTCCTTGGTAACGGTGATCTCCTGCGTGTCGCTGTCAACGGTCCCCTTCAGCACGACCTTGATCGTGCAGGCGGCCAGACTTGTCAGGTTGACGGTCGAGCCCGTGATGTTCACCGCCGCTCCGCTGTCGATCTGGTAGGTCATACCGCTCATCACATTATTGAGCGTACCGGTGTCCTTACCGGTGGCGACGAAGGATGCGTTCGGCATCGGCATCTGGCCTTCCTTGTTCCAGTTGCCGTTGGGGTCCTTCTGCTTCTTGACCGCACCGCCGCTGATCTGGACGATGGTGCCGACAGCCGCCCCGGGGAGCAGCTCGTTCAGGTTGCCGTTCACTTCCTGCGGCGTACCCAGATAGACAGAGGGCTCACCGGGCTTGTCATAGATAAGATACATCGCGTATCACTCCTACAATAAAGATTATTCGCGCGTAATGGGTTGCAGCCGACGCAGGACCTCGATGGTCTTGCCCTCGTCGTTGCACAGGTACACGCCGCAGTTGTCGTGAAGAACGATGTGGTTCGGCTCGGTCTGGTCCTTCCCGATGAAGACTTTGAGCACGTCGGTCTCAAACTCCTCGCTCCACTCCTTAACGGCGTAGCGGACGTTCGGCAGCCAGCTCGTCACGATGCGGCGCTGCTCGTCGTAGTTCTGGGTTTTCAAGATCATTGCTGTTTCCTCCTGATTGATTAGTTGTTATGTAAACTACCTTTCAGTAGCCTGCAAATAGGAAGCGGACAAACACAAACCCCCTACCCGGGGGTGGGGTAGAGGGTTCGGTTCCTATGAAGGCAATGCCACTGGCCTCAACCGCAAATCCAGCGGGCGCCTTTGGACATCGCCGGTTTAGCTTTTTCCTATGCTACCATCATAGCACGGTATTACTCTTATTTACTCTCGACTTTTAACCTTCGTCCGCGCCGCTCTCGTCGGCGCGCTCCCCGGCCAGTCGGAGCAGCTCCTCCTCGCTCATGGCTCGCAGGTCCATGGTGGCGACAGGACGGTCAGGGTCGCCGGTCAACTCCACCTGGTTCTTCGGCGCTTCGCCGCCGGTGTCCCGCACGAAGCGCATCGCCTCAACGTCGCCCTTCATTGCCTTAATCATCGCAGCAATAATCAGCGCATCGGCGTTGGTCGCTTCGTCGTCAAGGCCCATCTTCCTCACAATATCATAAACGGTATCGTCGCCGAAGATCAGGTCGTGCTGCAACAGGAACTTCGCCGCATCGCGCAGCTTCCGGTTGCGCCGACGGTTCTCGCCGGACTTGATGCCGCCTTTCCGCCCGTTCTCCCGGGCTGCCTCCCGGTCCTGTTCGGAAGTGAAGTTATATTTCTGCATCTCCTTGGGCGGTTCGGTGCGCTGGAGCCCAGGCTTCACAACAGTATCGCGCAGAAACTCGTCTGCCATACCGCATCCTCCTCTCTCGGTTCTTTCCATACTATCATCCTAGCACGGAATAACTCTTATTTACTCTCGACTTTAATCGCGCCGCTCATCCGGGAAGGACGAGCGGCGCAAGTATATCTCCGCAAAGATATACCCCAATTCGGTGGTTGCGGGGGTAGGAATTGAACCTACGCGAACCGGATTATGAGACCGGCCTGAACACCTGTTCTCCCCGCCTTGTTCCACACTATCATCATAGCACGGTATTACTCTTATTTACTCTCGACTTTTGCACGAACGTATATTTGTCAGAAAAATGCGCGTTATCGGGTATATGGCCGGGTAAGTGGAAAAGTATTGCGCGTGATCGGGTATAAGGACGGAGCGGCGCGAATTGCCGCTTTAGCTAAATGAAGTATGGGATAGAGGCGATTTGGAGGAGCGTAATACCCTTTAGTCGTTTTTAGGCCCCCACCCCCGGGGTGGGTCAGGGACATCGGTTCATAACCGATGTCCCTGCTTGCCTTGCCCTCACTCCTGCCCTAGGGCAGGGGCCAGCCCCACCCCATGCCCCCGCGCCCCAGTGGGTAGGGCCGCGCCCCGCCGCCCCTTCGCATAATGCGTTGCCGCGCCGCCGCGCTGCGCGAGGCAGCCGGAAAATCTAACCTAGATTACTCGTAATCTAGCTGGAACCGTTGCGGCCCAGTGGTTTCCGGTTCGCCGCTGTTGCAAAACTCTCCGAGTTTGCAACAAACCGGCTCGCCGAGCAGCCTCTCCGCCGACAACCTTCGGGAGCCTTTAGGGCTCCCGAAACGCTTTTTGGGAATTTCTCCCAAGACAGCGATGTAATCATCTGCGATGATTACATACCTGCGTCACGCGCACCGACGGCGCGCCGAACCCCGCGCGGACGCGACCCCCAAAAACTTTTTTCCGAGAAAAAAGTTTTTGAAAACCGCAAAAAAGGGCTTGACTGTTCCGCGCGTGGCCTCGACGTGGGAATTGCCGAACGGCCCGCCAGCCGAACGGCCCCACCGGAAGGCGGTCCGGCGGTGCGGACCTTGACAAGTGCACATCGGAGACAGCGTGAAAGCCATACCCAGCAGTCCTACGGACTGAAGCGGAAATCCCAAGCGAGGTGACGTGTCCCTCGTCTCCGCTTACAGCGGAGCTTCGGCTCTGCCATGACGCTGGGGACAGCGTGAGTAGCGAACGTCTCGGGTTTTGCTATGCAAAATCACCTCCGATCAGCGAACTTCGCATATTTCGTATAAGCGAAATATGTCGGGCTTCCTAGCGGGTCTGTGCCTCACCCAAACAGGCCCGATCCCAGCAAGCCCTTCAGGGCTTGACACTTAATTTTGGAGGCATTTGACATGGCAAACTGCGAAAAGTGTGGACGGGAATTCTGCGATGAAGAAGTCTTCTTCATCGACGGGGAATGGATGTGTGCCGAGTGCGCCGAGGAAGCTGGCTATGCCAGATGCCAAGACTGCGGCGAGTGGTTCAAGGAAGACGACGGCTACGAGTTCGAGGGCGATCCCCTCTGCCCGGACTGCTACGAGGAAGGCTACATGACCTGCGAAGACTGCGGCGAGGTCATCCGAGTGGATGACGCCGTAAGCATCTACGACCGCCGTGGCAACTGGGAAACCGCAGTCTGTGAAGACTGCGCCGATCGCTATTACTACCAGTGCCGTGACTGTGGACGCTACTTCAGTAGCGACGACGGCTACACCGACGCCAACGGCGACTTCCTTTGTACTCGTTGCTACGAGTACAACGGCTGGTACACCTGCTACGACTGCGACTGCTTCACGCAGGACGCGGAGGAAGGCGAGGACGGCGAATACTACTGCCCCGATTGCATCGGGGACCACAGAGGCGGCTTCTCCACCCACATCGACGACCCCGGCTCCTACGACAACGGCGCAGCCGTTCACAACTACGGCTTCAAGCCGAGAGCGGTCATTTGTTCCAGAACAAATGACCCGGACCCCGAGTGGACCTGCGGCTGGGAAGACGAGGTTGACGACCCCAAACGCACTCTCTACGAGAGAGTGGACAGCACGGCGCAGGCCATTAAGGACATGACGGATCGTGTTTACATGAAACACGATGGCTCTCTGTCCTGCGGCTTCGAGATCGTCTCTCACCCCGGCACCCTCGCCCACCAGATGTACGAGATGCCCATCAAGGGCATCTGCGCCAAGGCCCTGAAGGCCGGGTTCCGCTCCCACGACGCCGGGACCTGCGGCCTGCACGTCCACGTTGGCAGGGCCGGCCTCGGTTCCACCGAGGACGAAATCAACCGGACCATCCGCAAAACCATCGTGCTCGTCAACCGCTACTGGGACGAGCTCACCCGGTTCTCTCGGAGAACCGAGGAGCAGATCAACGGCTGGGCTGCCCGCAACTATGTTGAGGGCTATCGTCTGGACCGTGAGATCAACGACTGG